ATAACAGTAACTTTAACTGCTTTTAGTCCTTCTGGTTTAGTCCAAGTTGCTGGTGCGTTAAAGGTTTGCATGACGTAACCACCACCAGGAGGAGGAATAACAATTTCAACATTCGCTGCCGATGTTATTCTACCTTGTTGGTCGACTGTAATAATAGCAGAATTTGTGTTACCTCCATAAACTCCAGGAGTTACTGCTGTATTTGCTAATACTGAACTCGATACTCTAGTTGTCATTTCTATTTACCTGTTGTTCTAATTGTTCGACTTTGTTATTTAGTTCTTTGATTGCTTCGATTAATAATGGAACCAAACGCTCATATCGTACTGTTAAGTATTTATCATCAATTGGTGCTGGTGCCACAACTTCTGGCATAACTTTTTCAACTTCTTGTGCAGATACACCAACTTCACGAATCTTTTCATATCCAAGTTCTTGTGCAATTTCATTTGCTTCATGATAGAAACCATTTAATGATTTCACTTTATCAAGAGCATCTTCAATAGGTCCAAGATTTGTTTTCAGTCTTTCATCAGAGTAGTATGCTGTAATAGTTCCAGTAGCACGAATTTCACCAGTATTTGCTGATGCAGCTACACCAACACCAAGTGAACCAAAGCTCACCTCTTTTGTTGTTGTATTAAATTGACCAGAAACAAATGCTGTTGTAGCAATCATTGTGTTGCTTGTAGAAACAGCAGCAGTAGGTGCAGTTGGAGTTCCAGTAAATGCAGGTGATGCTATTGTTGCTTTACGAGCTTCTACATCTTGTATAGCAAGTTGAACTGTGTTTGCAGCTTCAGGAATAGAACCAAATGGTGATGTGAACGATATAGTATTTGCTGAATAAGAATAGTCTACAAAACCATCAACTTCAACAAACACAACATCATTAACACTTGCACCACTCGATAAAGTTACACTCGTAGAATCTGTTTCTGTATATTCTGACGGGAACTGTCGAACACCATTAATGTAAACTCGAAGTTGTCCAGCACCAGGTAAGTAAGTAGGTGTGGAGAATAAGGTTTGTCCTGAGGTAGCAACATGTGAAGTTCTTGCTGTATTGATTGCAGTTCCAACCGAACCACCTCCACCACCGCCACCAGCAGCCCAATAATATGTTCCTTCTCCGCCGGTTGTTAATACGTAACCAGCAACTTCACCAGAAGGTAAGAAGTTGTTTAATACTTGACCTGCATCAGACGCACCAGTACCACCATTAGATATTGGTAAAATTCCAGTAAGAGTTGTTGCAGAAACTTCAACGTTTGTAACTCCAGTGATTCTACCATACGAGTCTACATTGATAACAGGTATAGCATTATTGGCACCATATGTTCCTTGGAACACACCTGTTTGTACTAAATCTATTTGAGGTGTAGTACCACCAGTAGAAAGTATTCTACCGGATGTTCCAGAAACTGATGCAACTTTACTTGCAATGCTAGAATTTAATGTGGAAACGTTTGATGTTATAGAACCATTAATTATAGAAACATTTGCAGATATGTTAGAATTGGTGTATAATGTTGAATAGCTATTTGTATTTTGAACTAAACCATCAACATACAGTTTCAATGAACTGTTTGCAGTGCTTATAGAGTTTGTTAAATTTGTATTTGCGGAATTGGCAAACGAGAACGCTGCATTAGCATGAATATATGCAGAGTTTGCATATGAACCTACTATGACAATATTATTTGCATTTGTGTTTGCACGAGCAAACGACGAATTTGCATAAGAACCGGAAGTAACCGCACGTTGGTCTGCCGTAGCAGCATTAGTAGTTGCTGTGTTTGCTTGATTGAATGCAGCATTGGCGACTATTTCTGCTTGTGCTGTTGCTATATTACTAAAGTTTGTTCCATCATTAGTGAACTGCCAACGGTCAACATCTTCGTTCCAACGTAATTGAACTAGTGCAGAAGTTCCTCGATTGATTTCAATACCAGCGTTTTCTGATGGCGTTGATGTTGGTGCCAAATCAGCATTCAATGTGATAATATTGTCACCAATATTCAATTGATTTGAATTGATGTATGTGGTAGTACCAGAAACTGTTAAGTTACCTGTAACTGAAAGATTTCCAGAAATCGTACCACCAGAAGAATTCAGTTTTGTATTTGATGAAGTAAATGCAGAATTAGCATGTATGTACGCAGAGTTCGCATAAGCACCTGATGTAACAGCACGTTGGTCAGCAGTAGCAGCGTTTGTTGTTGCAGTATTAGCTTGTGTATATGCAGAGTTCGCATAAACACCTGAAGTAACTGCACGTTGGTCAGCAGTATTTGCTCTTACAAAAGCTGAGTTCGCATAAGAACCGGAAGTAACTGCTCGTTGGTCAGCAGTAGCAGCGTTTGTTGTTGCAGTGTTTGCTTGTGTATATCCAGCAGTAGCATGGAACAATGCAGAGTTGGCAACTGTACCAGTAACTGTTGACATTCTAAACAGAATGTTTGCAGTATTTGATGTGGCAAGTGTTGCATCACTTACTGACAATAAACTTGAACTGATTGTATTTGATGTCAGAATTCTTGTATAGGCTGTAGCATCGTTAGAGTTGTCTACATCTCTTAAATCCCAATGTCTACTAGGTTCATTCCAACGAATATAGGAATTGTTATTAGCTCCACGATTAACACCAAGATAAGAAAATCCAGAACCAAATGGTTGAGGAATTTCAGAACGAAGTAAAAGTTCATTCGAATCGATTCTTGTATTACCAACAAGAACAAAGTCACCAGAAACTTCTAAGTTACCAACAACAGCAGTATTTCCTAAAGTTGTGGCACCAGAAACAAGTACCGATGATATAATTGTATTGGTCACAGATAAATCTGAGGTTCTAACGATTCCTGTTGTAGATATATTTCCAGATGTTGTATTTGCAGTTACATTTAAAGAACCAAACTGACCTGTTGATGTTGCGACAATCTGTCCAGCACGAACAACATTAGTCGCATTAACGTTTCCTGAATTTGTGTTACCAGTAACATTTAAAGCTCCGATAGTTCCTGTTGTAGCATTTAATGTTGTGGCGTTTGCTGTCGTGATGGTCGCAGTAGTTGAATTAAGATTTGTTACAGTACCAGTTATGACTGTAGCAGTATTAATTGATGCAACATTAGAAGACAGTGTTCTTACATTTCCACTTAAAATTGTAGCAGTATTAATTGATGCAACATTTGATGTTAGATTAACTACATTACCTGTAATTACAGTACCAGTTGTTACTGTGGCAGTTGTGATTCCAGCAGTACCAATTGTGGCTGTTGTAATTCCAGCAGTTGTTGAATTCAGATTTGTTACTGTACCAGTTGTTGATGTAATAGTGTTGACAGCAGCAACATTTGATGTTAGATTAACTACATTACCTGTAATTACAGTACCAGTTGTTACTGTAGCGTTTCCTATCGATGCAGTATTGACAGCAGCAACATTTGATGTTAGATTAACTACATTACCTGTAATTACAGTACCAGTTGTTATCGTTGCAGTTGTAATTCCTGCTGTTCCGATAGTTGCCCCTGTGATTCCAGCAGTTGTTGAATTCAGATTTGTTACTGTACCGTTAGTTACTGTTGCTGTATTAATAGCAGCGACATTAGAAGACAAGTTAACAACATTACCCGTAATTACAGTACCAGTTGTTATTCTGGCAGTTGTTGAATTCAGATTTGCTACTGTACCAGTTGTTGAGGTGATAGTATTAATTGCTGCAACATTAGATGTCAAGTTAACAACGTTACCCGTAATTACAGTTCCTGTTGTTATTGTAGCTAGACCAATATCTGAAACACCAACAACTTCTTCGTCTATATCAGCAAAAGAAGATTCTAAATTTGAAGTGTATAAATCAGTAGAAACTATAGTATCAATCTTAGCAATACCTGTATTAACATACAGAACATCTCCTGACCCATTAAGTCGAAGTGTGCCACCTATTGATTGGTTGTTTGCTACAGTAACATTTCCATTAGCAGAAACATTACCTGTATAGATTGTTCGAGCAACCCTTAATTCAGCATTAACTGATGCATTATTGGAAACTTGTAAGCCAGTACCAGTTCCACGAACAGTCAGTATACCAGCAATTTGAGCGTTACCAATTGGAGTGTCTGAGATACCAACAAATAAGTCTGTACGAACAGTGGCACTACCTTGTATCAAAGCATTGTTCGATACTTGTAATGAAGTTCCTGATGAAGTAATGATTAGAGATGCAGTATTAGAAAGTAATAATTGTCCATTACTTTTCTCGTAATTTCCTGTCTCCAATGTATTGTGCGAAGTTGCAGACTGATTGGTCTGAATGCGCCATTCATCGATTGTATTTGTTCTTGAAATAATAGGGATTGCCATATTGGTTTATTCTTCTTTGGACAATAAGGTTTGTAACATGGTTTTAATATGTTCTAAATCATCTTGCATTTTATTCACTCGCTCATCTAATCTATTTATTCGTTCATCTTTAGTCTTTAGCGAATTACTTAATTTTTTTCTTGCTTCATTTTGTTCCAAGACTGCTTTGTTTACAGTCAACAAAGCATTCGTCTTGGTATCTTTAACAAATGAAGTTCCTTCGACAGGTACTAGCATATATTACTCCGCAGGTAAAGCGATGATTCGCAAATCTCTGACACGAGGTATCACTGAAGCATCCAGTGAAGTCATGACAATTTTCACCGCAAATATTTTGAAAGAATCAAAAGTAACACCATCTTCGGATTCATAAGTAATATTACTTTCAGTTAATGATGGTCGATATTCATATTCTTGGAAGTCTTCATCAGTCAACGAAACAGCCAATGTAGGATTCACACAAACCAATTCAACATAAGGACGGTCTTTGAATGGTGTCGGGTCAGATTCTGACAATAGCTTAGCAAACACTTTGATTTCTGTTCCGCTTGGTTTGTTTGCTGCAAGATAAATTCTTAAATCACCAGAATCAAAACCGTCTGCTAATGTGATTGGCTTTGTGATATATTTAGCATCACAAGGACCACCAGAAGAATCAAATTCTGAATTTAGTACAATTTCTGCACCAGTACCTGTTGATGAATTGATTTCAAAAGTCATATCGTCTGTGTAACCAGAACCACCAGAAACTACATTGACAGATACAACATTTCCGTTTGCTCCATCAACAACCAAATAAACATTCGCACCAGAACCTGTTGAAGAGGATACTGTTATTGTGTTAGAATTAGAATATCCAGAACCAGATTCGATGATGTTAAAATCATCATCAGCTAAGGCTGCATTGTCAATAAAGTTTTCCCATGCATTCAAGAACAAACTTTCTAGAGATATCAGTGGTGTTATTGCATTATCCGATGTAGAGAATGAAATATTAACTGAGAAGTCTCCTAAATCTTGCAATTGCTTGCGACGAGAACCTACTACATACAAATCATCATCACCAAACGAGTATGTCACTCCTGGAGTAAATTCACGGAATGTAGTTTCTCTAACACCATCATATGGACGAGAAATAAATGTATAGGTGATGTCGATTGGAGATGATGCCAATGGCGACAATGATGTTTCAAGCATTCTGAATTTGTCTACTGCAAACTTACGTGTTTGTTTTGGAGTTTGCAGAACGAAGTTTGCAGTTCCTGTTTTAAACACACATCGATTCATTGCGAACATCATATCTTCATTGATATATGGAACATATTCCATTGTGTTTTGTGATTTATACAATGTTCCTAAGTAAGGTTGTTCACCTACAAATTCTCTATTTGTTGTTGTTGCACCCTTTTCAGCAACCCACAAAGATGTATCTGGACTGTCTGTTAGTACGACTAGTGCATATAATCCAGGTGGCAAGAACACAGGTGAATCAAACGTAAATTTAGTTTTCGTTACATCGTTTGTAACTGAAGGATTTTCAGAAACTTTAATATCACTAGGATACTTAACAACAACAGATTCTGGATACCAGAAGTCGGATGACGGAGTTCCATTAACTGTAGGACGAATCTGTATTGTGACAGGAATATTTTCATCGTCTTTTGCACGGAAGAATAAATCAACACTTTCCAAGAACAATCCATTAGGATAAACTATATCATCAACAAAGAAAGTTTGTGCAAGCGGGTCAACACGCCACTTTCTTGTTATTCTGGATGTAGTAGTCGTATTAGTTACTATTGGGGATGTTGTTGTTCCAACCAATGTAGGTGCAACATCGATATTATAAACAGTGTTAATCAATGTTGTCTTATCAACTTTCAGACCTGAACACACGTATGACTTATCGGCAAAAGAAACTGCTTCAGTGTCATAAGTATTGTTAAATGATTCTGTGATTCTAAGTGTTCTTTCACCAGAACGGAATGTTGCTGTTGGTGGAACAAAAATGCCTGATGTCTGTCCAAGATTATTTGTTCTGAAAGTACCTATACTGTAAATCCAATCTACATTACGCTCAGATTCTGCTGTTGTTCCACTAATTGTTGCAACCTTCGTTGATGTATTGTATGCTATGATATCATATACTTTACCAAGACCGCCATCCTCAGATGAAGCATCATATACTAAAGTGAGTGTATTTCCTGCTATATTTGTATTTGGTGCATCGGATGCTAATGTAATTGTATTTGTTCCTACGGCACGTGTAGTACCAGAACGATGGTCTGCTACAGCAGAAATTGTATAGATTTTTCCAGAATCCATACCACGAATATACTTACCTGCTAATGGCTTTCCTGTTCCGTTGATGATGCTTACATTAGCAGTACCATTTTCAGAGTTTGTAATGACAACAAGGTCATAATTGTCTTCGTTGGTAATGTAACTTGCAGTATTAACTGCCAAATCAGAAATAGTGTTTGCTATTAATGCAACTTCAGTTGAAATTAACTCATTCACTGCATTTAGTGTTACATGATTAGGAACTATAACATAATTATCAACTTCAACACCATCGAAATATGAATACATTCTTGTATTTGGACGAAGTGCTTGAGCATTGAATATAATAGGTATTGGCTTCAGATACGGTTGTATTGCAATATTTGTAACGAAGCTACCTACATCAATTTCGGAAGTTGATGTACTAATTTGTTGTTGATATAGTTCCGCACCAGTTTCAACAAATGTTTGTTGTGTAGTGGTTTGTAAGTTACCTCTTTTTGTTCTAGACAATTTAACTGTTTTGTTGGTTACCGTAGTTTCTGTGGTGAACCATTGTTCATCAATTATCTTAGCAAAAGGATTATCTGCATCATTAATCCATAATGGATTTTGGTCAGATATGAATTTAAATGCATCATTAATAAAGTTAAATGCAGATTCTAATCCTTCAGTAGAATTCAATGTGACTCTAGCAGTAACAGATGTATCAACTTCGGCACTGAATTCAGGAACCAGTCTTAATTTACCTTGGAAGTTTGCGTAAAGAGCATTAGCAACAAGAATAGATTTAGTTGCAAGTGGTTGGTCTACAAACAGAGATGATGTATAATCTAACATCAAAGATTTTTTCTCGTTTGTACCAAAGGCTTTAAATGTTCCTGATGAAAGACTTGTGTTCAACAGTAGCTTAAATGTTCTCATTAAAGAAGCTGGTTGTAATTGTGAATTACCAACTAGGCATCGATTATCAAAACCAACATCAGAATAAGTTGCCTGAGCATCAACTGTAGTGAAATTATCTACAAGAATACCATACTTAGAACGTTCTAACCCATTAGAGTCGATGATTTTAGTATCAGACGCATTCTTTTCAAGTGTGTTCAGTGAAACATAGTATTCTAGACTCTTGATTCGTGTTTCAAAATTACCAATGTCTCTCATTGTAAATCGACGATTGTTTTTGAAGTTTGCTCTAATTTCTTTTACGGATTCAGTATATGCAGGAACAAACAAAGTGTATATTAGCATATCTTTAGAATCTACAGGAGGAGCAAGTGGTTTGATAGCAGACTTGCCCTTAACAACTACAAATTCTTTTGATGGTTTTACAACAATTTGGTCAATTCGAGCCAAGTAGTATTCGGCACTTAATGTTGCAAAGCTGTCTGGGTCAACGTTAACTGCACCAACAATATTGTCAGAACCAATAGCTCTCGTTGGACGGAAGTCTAAAGCAGAACGTAGATTAATATACTTGTTATCTAATTTGTCATCAAAATATGTGATATCATCATATGTAAAGTTTGCTGTATTTGCAACATATGAATCAACAGTAAACAGACCATCGTTTTGTGGTGATGGTGCTGAATTGTGTTTTAAGTAACGATATTGAACATACAGTTTACCACGAGGTGAACTATATCCACGTTTCAATTTGATTGTTGCATGGTCATAGTGTGTGTTTCTTTGTCCATTGTCAAACTCAAAACTTGTCGTAACATCATAAGAAGGGTCTGTCAACATAGATGTTGTTACGTTTGCACCAGACTTGGAATCAGTTATTCTAACGATTTCGTAAACATCAGGAACTTGAATACTAACTGATTTTCCTGGAGTTCTTAAGTCTTTTAAGATTGTCTGATTATCAAAATATGTAGCAGCAATATCCTGATAAACATATCCAACTCCAGTTACAGGTGTTGTCAGTCCTACTTGTCCAGATGTCAATGAATCTAAATCTCCAAAAGTATCAGGAACTTTTGTTTGTAAGAAAGCATCCATTGGATATAAAGTTTTTGTGCGAGTAGCACCAGTAGAACCATTTTCTGCATTATTAACTTTAGTCTTAACAATAAAGTCTGCACGAACACCAACGGTTCCTAAACTAATAGAAAGTGTTGATGGACTTATAGCAGTCACTGTGAAGTTATTGTTAGCTAGACTCAATACTGTGTTGGCAATAATTCCAGAAGATGTATTGGTTGCAGTGTTATAACGAGTAACGCAAATAATGTTGTTGATAATTGTAGTGTCATCTAATACACCACCAGCACCAGCAAAGGCGAATGTATCAGTACCCTCTGTTGTCAGGGTAATAATACCACCAGCATCAGATAGTTTATTATCATAAAGTTTACGTGAAAAGAAGTCAAAGTCTGTAATTGTATTTGCTTTTAATGCTTCATATGGAAGATTGTAAATCAAACTCTGATAACCAGGTTCAGTTATGAATGCGTTTCCTAATCCATCTTTAGAATCACCATCAATATTACCTGCAAAAATTTTAGAATTAGTTGAACGAACAACTAATGATTCTGCTAATCTAAAATCTGCCTCTAATGAGAATGTATTTGCACTAGGAGAAAATGGTAGATTTTCAGAAAGTGTTAATGTTCTTGTTGAACCATTATATTCGGATACACGAATACCTTTTACAGACAAACCTGCACCATCAGTAACTCTGAAGAACATATCCGAATAAGCATTTGATGTGCTTGAGAAGGTACCAGGTAATGTAATTGTATTTGCAGAAGCAGCGGATGCAATTGTTCCATTAATAGGAGTAGCAGCAACATCAAAAACATTTATAGTAAGTGAATGTGATTGACCATTAGCAGTATCTACTGCATCATTATATGTTACAGTTGAAACTCTAAGAGTACCAATAGCAGTTGATTCATATGTAGCAGTGTTTGCTAAATTAACAGAGCCATGTGGAACACAATGAATGTCTGTTTTTTGGAAGTTAGTTATATTTGGAATACCGTTGATATCTTTAATAACAACAGAACTTCTAAACACTGTAGGCAAGTCATAGTCATTAATGAATTGTGTTTCACGAGCACGGTCAATACCTAGAGTTGTTGGTGCAATTGTTTGAAACTCATATCCAGCAACATATGCTTTTCCTGGGTCTAATATAGCCGAGAATTTGTCAGTCTGAACTGTGTTGTTACTGATAAATTCTTCTTGTAAAGAAATAACAAATGGGTCTACTGTGTAGTTACCAGACTCATCGAATGTTCTACGTGCAAGAAGTTTTTCGATTTCACTGTATATTGGATAATCTATTTCTTTTGTTTTAACGCCATCAACAACACGAATAACTTCAAAGAATGAAGATATGTCTGAAGAATCTATTGTTCTTTTTGAAAGTGTGGTTGTAATTTTAAATCTATCAGCACCAGGAGCTTGATAGTTATATGCACCTTGTGCTGGGTCTAATAATGAAGTATCATCAATAGAGTCTACAACAGACTCTTGAAATTCGATACCTATTTTATATGTAGGCTCTTTGAAGGTTACTGAATTATTATAACCTATACGATAGAAAGTTTCAAGAACTAAGAATTGTGGATTTACTTTTACAAATTGTCCTTTGAAGTAATATACACCATCTTGAATACTTGCAACATATGAACGACCAACCGCATCATTTGCAATCAGTTTAGCAAAAATGTTTTGGCCAAATACTCTTAGCTCATCTTCTTCATTGAACTTGTCACCACTTAAATACTTAACAATTAAAATTGGATTTAATGTTGAAGTATCGATTGCGATTACTTTGGCACGAACTCGTTTTTCAGAGTTATTTGATACGATTGTTTTATCAAGAAAATCTGAGATATTGATATCTTGACCAGAATATTGTGTTTCTAGAATTATGTAACTAGCCAAATCGTCTAGAGAAACTTTACCACCAATGACAGGGCTACCATTTTTAAATATATGGTTACCAAACTTTTCAATTTGATTGGAAAGAATTGTTTGTAATTGTGTTAGTTCACGTGCCTGTACTGAATATCCAGGACGAAACAGAACACGAAGAAAATTCTTATCTTCATCAAAGTCATCATAATATGGTTCGTAATTAAACGTTGTTGTCATTTTTTGCCTTCTAGAAACTGATTATAAATCTGATTTTATCGATTTGATTACCATCTCGACTGATTTTTTCTTTGTTTGACACAAACAATATATTTCCAGTGTATGGTTTCATTGTTGGTTCTTCTTTTAATGTAGCAACTCTAACAGCACCTGTTGAAAGTCCTTTGATTGCTTCATTCAATTGTAGTGTTCCCTTAACATTATTTACATATAATATATTTAGAACTTCATCAAACGAAACAACTTCAGCAGAGAATGATGATGAACCAAAGGTCTCACCTTGAAAAATAATTTCATCATTGTTAAAATCACCAATACCTGGAGAGGTAGATATCTTAGTATATAGACTGTAAAATTCACCAGTAGCAAGTTGTCCAGTAATATTATCTGTTGGATTGTGTACCAATAACACTTCACGGAAATCGTTTTCTACTGGATATATGTCATTAGGTCCATATCCTTCAAATTGAATACAGAACATAACATTATTTGCACCCAACTCATTTGCAGGATTAGAACCATGTCCACCTGGTGGTGATATCTTTACTTCAGCAGATGCATTTGTACCAATACCACCAACGACATCTTGAAAAGAAACGTTTGCTCGTGTATAATTAGAACCTCGGTCCTGAATAATAATGTTTTGTACTTGACCACCAGAAACATTAGCCTTTAGAATAGCACCAGAACCATCACCTTCAACAGTGATAATTCCTTGTAGTGCCCCATCAACATAATTGTTTCCTGTGTTTGTTAATTTAACGTAATCAATACTTCCGTTTATTGCAGCATCAGTAACAAATTTATTACTGATAGCAGGCATCCATTCTTCATTCATGAACCATTGTTTTTCGAAAGATGATATAGTATACAAATATTTCCATTTGTAACCATCAGGGGTTGCAGCATATGGTTCTTCTAATGAAGATGTTGATAATGTTAATGTTGGTTCTACAGTAGAAAGTGCACCATCATTATTATCGATACATTTAAATACTTGGTCGGTAGAATTTTTAACATAAAAGTTTGTTGTAGACTCATATGTATTATATACAGTATTGACTTGCCAATCGTTTCTAGGCACAACCAAGTTCGCATTAACTAATGATGCAATTCTTGCAGCATAGGCACGGCGCCAAGGTTCATTTAATCCATCGATATTATCTTGTGGTGTTGGAACAACTTCTTGCCCTTCAACTTCTGGCCACGGCGTCTGTTTACCGATAACAGCATAGATGTAAGACTTTCTATCGTCTGGTAGATATGCATTTGCACCAATATTCAAAAGGTTCAAGAATTGTTGCGCCATGAGTATACGCATATTTTTAGTGATAAGATTATTCATATCGTTTATTTATTTAACTTTTTCCAATAAAGTTATGATAGAATTAGAATTTGTTGTAAAGTTTGTGGAAACTGTGATTGTATTTCCGCTCACGTTAGAAACAGCTTTCGTATCATTGAAAATTAAATTGAGTGTTTGTAAGTTTGATGTTATATTTATTGTGTTTGTTGTTATCAATGTGTTGGCACTTATAATGTTTCCAACATAAGTTGTATTACCAGTAGAAAGAATAATCTTATCACCGTCAAGTAAATCATTAATGAAGTTTGTTCCAGTACCAATAATTACGTTTCCAGAAACATTGATTGTTCCTGTTATTGGTTTTTGAACCTCAGTTAAAATTACAACATCACCGACATTAACAGTTTCAGACAAATCTACAACTGCATCAGTAATCATTGTATTAGAATAAGCAGCAACATTAAATGTATATGGAAGAGTTTGTATTGTAATATTATTCACATTAACAGTTTCGTCCAGAAGAACTTCATGAGTTTCAATTCTGGTTGCAAACGCTTTCATGCCAACAGGATGTATTAAATCAGAAACTGTATTCTTGAAGAATTTGTAATCATAGTTAGATTTAATTGCATAGGTATAATCATTATATCGATTATAATCTCTTAGTCTCTTATCCCAATTCAAGAACCCATATGTATTTAAGTATATACCAGGATAACGAATCAACCCATTTTCAAATGTGGCAGTGGCTAATGCTCGACCATCTCCATAGAATTTAATACTTCCGGAAACAATATCAGCATCAACAGTTTCATCATCAGAAATTATAGGCTGATTTTGATTTATTGTTCCTTGGTAATCATACAATCTCAGCGAATTGTTTGCAGTAATGAATCGGTCAACATATGCATTAAATGTTGTCACTGCATTAGATGAACCTTGATACACTTTTGTACCTTGAACAAAAACTACACCCTCAGTAACATTAGCTACTGTAAGGTCCATATTTCTCAAAGATATTGTTGGAGTTTGTACATAATCATATCCAAAACTCGCAACTCTAAGTGAAGAGATTGCACCAACTCGACTTGTAGACAAATCTAACTTTTCACCATCTCCTGCAACTTCAGTAACAACAATAACAGCATTTGCACCATTGGCGGTTGAGATAGTAATCGTAGGCAATAGTGATGGTTCATATCCTTCACCTCCTAATAAAAATGCATTATTAGGGTCTTGCACAAATTCTACAGATATGATAGTATTTGAGTTTGATGAGTCTACAGCAGTAACTTCTGCATTTGCTCCATAACCACTACCTCCAGCAAATACTAATTGTTCTCCAACTTGATAGTTTTGTCCACCAGAAACAATTTGCAATCTACCTAAAGCTCCAAGTTTATCGATTCTTCTTCTATAGAATGAATAAACAAAGGCATTTTCAATCAGGTTTTCTAACTGGGAATCAAAAGTTACAGTACCTGCTGTAACATTCGTAACAATTCTTATTGCTTCATATCTATTAGGAATAACAAATCTAATATAATCGCCTATAGAAAATAAAGTCGTCAAGTCAATAGATGTGCTAGAAAAGGATGTAGAACCATTTGCAACACGAACTCCTGCCAACAAAATGGTTTCATTAGACTTAAATTCTTCTAGATATAAACCTAATACATTAGTTTCAGGAAGTCTTCTATAACCCCCACCGCCACCAGTAATTGCAACGGCTGATATCGAATAAACATTAAAGTCTTGGAAAGAAGATAATAAAGTAATCTCTGTGTTTTCTACTGTGGATATTTGTGTAGTAATAATTTCTTCAATCAAAGTCGAACTTACATTCAATGTTCTTTTATAATTAGTATCAACTAATGATATTTGTGCAGTAGCTTCAGTGATTTGAGTTATGTCATCAAATCCTCCACGAAACACTACAAGATTTGTGTCAATACCTTCGGATGGATTTCTAAATCCAAACCCACCATTTTCGACAAATATGTTAGTAACTGAACCACGAGTCACTTCACCTACAGTAGCAATAGCACCAATAGGATTATTTGAGTTTGGATTAAGACCACCAAGAATAGTTACTGGGTCTCCAGTATTATAATACAGACCACGTGCTTCTGGGTTTATTTTAATGTTAGACAGTGCACCTACAATACGACCGGTTACTGTAACTAGTAATCCATTTTCATCGATATATGTTGCATATACAGTTTCACCAGTTTCAAATATTCTTTCTACATTTGAAATGTATACTTCAATGTACTGAATGCCTAGTTGTCGGTCAACCGAACGAATCACATTTTCAACTAAAGCGGTTGCTTTTGAAACAACTCCAGTAATTTTTGTATTTCTGATATTGAAGATATTGTTATCATTGGTATCAATTCTTAAGGCCAAAGGTAATGCCCATCGACCGTCCGATGCAATAAGAATATCATCACCAGGAAGATATATGTCAATATTTTCATTGAATAAAGTTCTGAATAAAAACTTTATAGAATTTATTGTCCCTTTAGACTTATAAAACTCTACCGCAAACTTTAGAAACTTTCTTTTGTCAAGTGCTAAATCCGTAGGCAAATAAGGCAATAATTCTTGCTTCAATTTTTCTACATAAAAATCACTTGCTAAATCGATGTCATTGGCATATGATAATTGTTCGGTTTGAGCAATAGCATTGTTACCTGATTCCATCCATTCATAGTATTTCTCTAAAAACGTGATGAATTGAGGATATTCATTTCGAATAAAATCAGGTAATTGATTTTTTACTGTACTTGATGGTATAAGGTCTGTCATTCTCTTAACGATGCGATATTAGCTGGATAAACGGGTTCCATTTCCACAACAATTGATGTTGGGTCTTCATCATCAATTACCAACATTTTATTTTTATCAGACTTAATAGTGCTAACCTTTGGTCGAACACCTACTCTTAAGTTTCCAAAAATGTCAAAGATTCTAATAGGATTAAAATTATTTAGATATATTTTTCCGGTGAGATAATCAATAGTTCCAGACACACCATTGTTATCATTTGCGTTTAAAACTACCTTAGTACTTTGATTTGTTATTTCATCAGGTCTAAAGTAAACAGTTCTAATCTGACCATAACGTCCTTCCAAAACAGCAGTAGCAGTAGCAAATTGACCACCGCCTCCAATAATTCTAATAGCAGCAGAAGTATATCCAACACCAGGACTGATTATATCAATAGAATTAAGTCGAGAGTTAACGATATTTGCTACTGCACGAGCACCAGTACCATCACCAACAATTTCAATCGTAGGTGTTGAAGAATAATTTATTCCTGGATTCGTTACAGTAATAGATTGTATTCCTGTGTAAGATGAAGGAACTTCTTCAAGTGAGCAATCTCTTTCCGCACCATTTTCATCTAACATAGTGAATGTTGGTGACGAAAAGAAATTGTCATAAGTTGTTCCACGTTCTAATTCAACTCCAAAATCTAGAACATAATTATTGGAATTGATTAAATCTGGACGGAATTTTTTAATCACAAAAACTTCAAGTTCATTTGAAATGATAGATGAACTTGCAGAATCAACAACAGTTCTCAAACCAGAAGATTTGAAATATGTGTTGAATTGATTTAAATTTGTGTTACAATAATTCTGTATTGTATTTTTAATTGCAGTTTTTAATGTATCTGAATTAGTCGATGTCTTTGATGGGTCAAAGAATACTTTACTGATTATCTTTAGGTAATTATAATCCACATCAACTATTTGAGGTGTAACCGTCATAACACTAATTGGTTTTAAGATGTTGTTTATAACAAAATCTTTTTCTGTTTGGGTAACTTCAAATCCATTTTTAGGTTTAGCAGAGATGAACACTTTACCAAAAATTGGTGGTTCATTTTCTTCTCCACCCCATACATTGACAGCTTCAAATTGTGGGTATTTTTGTTGTATTAATCTAACATAATCATTTTTAGTTACGGCACGATTCTGCGAAGTTAATGATAAAGGTGCTGCATATTTTATCTGGTCAACAGTTTCTCGTGTAGAACCTCCTGAAGCATTCACTTTTGTGATACTTGATATTTCACCAAATCCAGAAATAGAAGATGATACATTAAATCTAGATGCACCATTAGCTAAATCTCCACTAGTAACTAGGTATGAAAGAGTAACGACTGCACCATCAGGAAGTTTTTTTCCTATAATCCCATCACCAAAAAATATTTGGTATTTACCTTCTCTAATTTCATCTAAGTAATACACTGCATCATTTTGTTGTACCGTAACAACATCAGTAGATAGATTATAAACTTCAGTTTCTGTATTTGAAGTTGATGGTCGAACAGATACACTTAATGTTGAAGTATCAACATCGGCATCAGGAATTGTAAAATACTGAGATGGATTACTTGATTCATCATGAACATAGTTGTATGACACTAAGTAACCTTCGAATATAGGAAGATTTTCAAAAAGAAAATCAGTTCCAACTTTAGCTACTGTAACATCATCCATTACTATGAAATTATATGACCTTCCATCCATCACATTTGATAATAAGTTATACCCTCTTGGTATCGTAAGTGAACCAGCAACTGCACTGTTAGTTTCAACTTTCACATCAACAATAGCTCTCGAAGCTCTAGCTGACCTAGGAGTATATCCCATTTTCTTTGCATGAGATACAACAGAATTTCTTAAAAGTGCAGTATCTAAAAATGACTCGTTTGCAATCATATTTAAATAATATGAATTGTAGTGTGTGTTATATGCTAAAATGTCAAGCAGCACACTCATACCAGAACCCTCAAAATCATAATCAGTAAATTCTGATTGTTGTTTTAAGAAATTCTTTAGGCTGGTTTTGATTGCGTCAAAATCTAGCTCGGATACTTGTAATCTATCGGCCATGTTATCTTACTCTTGTTAGTGTGAATTGTATCGTTATAGGTTCAGTTCTTGACAAAACAAAAAATTCCATGTATACACCATAGCTATTGTTATCAAAATCAGGAGATACTCTAATGTCAGAAATTTGTGCCCTAGGTTCATAGTTTTTAATAGTCAATAATATTTCACGTTCTAATGATGAAGCAGTAATTTTGTCCATGTTCTCGAACAGTAGTTTTTGAACATTGGAACCTATGTCAGGCTGAAATGGTCTTTCGTAATGGTTGGTCAAAATCAGATTCTTGACAGAATTAATAACTGCCAATTCATCAACATGTTTGTTGATATCTTTACGGACAGGATGTGAAGTAAATTTCAAATCCAAATCTTTATATTTTCGAACAACTTGTGTGTTTACAGTAGCCATATTTTATTTATGTGTTTATTCTAGACTTTAGTTTATCGGTACCAACAAAATTGTTAATTAAAAGCTCTTGTGTTTCACCTGTGTTATTGAATGCTCTTAGCTGGTCAAAATCATCCATTACCTGAATAGAATTTCTATAAAACGTTATATCATGATTCATTCTATCCAACATTGTATTGTTCAAAAGTGCTACATTATTATACATAGGCAACAACTCACTGTCTGTTAAAGTGGAAGTTTTAACTATGTAAGTGTTTGGAGGCATACCCTCTGTCGTTTCTACTATACTGTCTATTATTATTTGTGGATACGTCTGAACAATTGTCAAGGTAACATTCAATTCGTCTTCTACCAACAAACTTGTAAAACTTCCCATTATAGGAGCGTTATTCTGTATACCATCAACTTGATTAGTTAAATACATTACTGATTGACCTACAGATATTGCTGTGGTATAATATGGAAAAATCTCATCAACTTCATCAGTTTTTAAATCTGTAACACCAGAAATTCTATCTGTGTGTTCTTGAAAAAATTGTGCAGTTCCATTTGATTTTTGTATTGTATTAGCCGCTTCATATATCATAGGTAGATACATCGAACCCTGAACATTGTCAGTAGCAATCATCAATGCATCACTAACATCAATAATATCACTAATAACATTTGACATTGGATTTCTAAAATATCCACCCACATTATTAGCAGAGATATCTTGTTCTTGCCAAGTATCCAATAACCTTGGAACAGTGTTTAGATATTCAATAACTGGGTCAGACAAATCTATGATGTTATTTGCATCAGTAAAATCAAATCCTAATCGTTCAAATACTCCCATAATTTTCCTTAAATCATCTTCAATCTAGGAGGTGATGTCCACCCCTTAGGTGCTTTGTGAATATGTGTATTATAAATTCTTTTGTTGATTGAGTCTGTCATCAAAACAGCAGTCATGATTCCAAAATTACCAAACGGAGAATTTACAGATGTTGCAGAGTTAATTGTTCCAATAGTGAAAATACTCAATGGAACCGCAGCAGGAATACCTAAAGATAAACCACCAGTTATAGATACAAAACCTAAAGGTCCAGCACTAATACCTGTTCCAGCATCAACTCTAGTTCTTGATGTAATCTTATCGGCAACAACTTCGCCTGCAACGTTCAAATCAGAATCGATGTAAACATGGTCACCAGTAGAAAGTGTTAGTGTGCCGTCTAAATTAGGATTCGCTCCTATCGTCATATCACCTTCTGATAAGATTTTAGTTTGCTTCTTAACAGTCTGTATATAATTACCTAAAATCTCTTGCTCAAAATCGCCTTCGATTCTTTCATATTTGTTTCCTTTGACATGAAAGATTGCATCACCATTTACTGTGATATTACATACACCTTTGATTAAAACATTTTTGTCTTTGGTAACAATCTCATATCCGTCACCTATAATTTTATGGACTTCAGTGCCGTCTGATTGTATTTCAGTAAATGTTCCTGAACGATGTTCTAATCGAATTCGTTCTCTTTCTGGTGTATCATCTAACTCAAATGTATGTCCAGATTCTGTTTGTACTATATTGTTATAAGGATACTTTGGTGGTGTTTCTACACTAGCCTGTGATTCAGGCTCAGTCCATCCTTTATCAAAATTTGGTCTTTCAGCCATTATGCCATCCTAAGTTTTGAAGATGAAAATGTATTATTTTTTATGATACTGTCGGAACTAGGTGCATATTGTGCAATAGCAGTCTTAACTGATTGTTCTATTGATTCCAATTCAGTAGAAGAAACAGGTGCAGTTATTGCATTTGTTATTGTTCCTGCAATTTGTACAGGAATAGCAACCGCATCGGATGTCGAAGAAATAACATCTTTACTTGCATCAACTAGTTCGTTAACTGAAGACACTATCTTTGTAAAATCGTCCGTATCAGAAACACCTTCAATATTTACTGTGAGTAATCCTTTTATAGCTTCAGTTATGGAACCTGTCAATGCAGACAAACAATCTCTAAGTAAAGCCAACAATTTTGCAGGCAGACTTAGAATGTAAGCAATCATCGCTTTTATTTTTGTGATTGCATCAGTGATTCTTGTTAAAAACTCTAAGTTTTCTTTAACTATTGTTGTTATTCTTTTCACTTCACGAGCAACGGATTTCAAAAATGAAACTATGTAAGAAACAACTCCAGAGGGGTCTAGTCCTAACGCAGCAAGTGCTGCTCGAATCGCATCTCGAATCTTTTTTAATATTCCAGTAAAAGAAACACCTACTGTAGAATTGTCAAGTATAATATACTGTCGAATATCACACACATGGTCTCGTTTATTATTCGCAACATCAACTCCTGTATTTTCAACTTTCTCTCGTGCTAAAGGAGGTGTCGAAGGTTCACCAGAAATATCAGCAACAATTCCATTAGGAAGTTTTGGTGCAGCTTCAATCTCTTCTTGTGTTCTCGGGTCTCTGAATCCAATATCAGTTGCAACCTTTGGGGGAACAATACCAGGAACAACACCTAAAATTATAGGTTTTTGAGAATTACTTCCGTCCTCAAAGAAACCAAATACCCATTCACCTTCTTTTGGAACTGATAAAGTTCTAGAACCATTCGTAGGAAGTATTATAGATGCCCAAGGAAGACTTTCAGTAGGAACAAGCAATTTGCTTTCATTATGAACTCCTATGATTCTTACACGAATTCGACCCAAGTTTAGTGGGTCTTGTCGGTCTTCAACAACACCTTTGAACCAATAAAATCCGTTTTGTCCTGCTATATCGTGCATCATATTCTTTGTGTCTCTATTCCTTCGTAAACTGCATCTTTGTTAGATGAATCTGTAGCAACTTCTATAATCACTTCATGCTTTTCTTGACGAATGATATGATGTGCTGCTATAATTATATATTTTCCGTTTATAGAAGAATCTAATCCGTCTTGTGCAGATTGTCCTGTTTCTCGTTCTGAGCGTGTAGGCATTTCCAATTGTACAGTGAAGCCAGATGATACGTTAAAGTTTCCTGGTAAAACTATTTGTACTCTTTGATTCAAAAGATTCTGTACAATCGCCTGTCTTTGTAGTATATATCTATATGTATCATCATCATGTTGAATGGACACTGGGTCTCGTTCTTTAATATAATCAACTTCACCTTGATTAGAACTGTATGGATAATACGTCACTTTAGAATCATGCATCTCAATATTTGTTTTATTTTGACGGTTCTTAAACACACCAACATTTTGTGTTTTGTTTGTATGAGTCATTGACTGAAATGTGTCTACGTTGTTAATATTCAACTGACCTATCGAACGAGTAACTGCATCAAAACCAACAAACTTACTTGCATAAACACCTGCACGAGTATTTCTAATGGAATCAAATTGGTCTAGAACTTTAATGTATCTTGCACCCCATAATTCATCCACTACATCTTCTGTAATATTTTTTGGATTAAAATTAACAGTACCTATTGGTGGCAGCGCATATAGTGAAGATAGTCTTGCAAAATTAAATCCTAATTTGTTTTGAAAGAAAATAAAATTAGGAGAACCTTGTTCATCAACTGAGCGTCTAGCCAACCAATCTATTGCATCAAAAGGCCTTAACATAGGAACAATGAATTTCTTAATTCCAAACGAATTGTCAATTAATCCAAAATCAGTACTTGGTACATTTAAATAATTCTTAAGAATTTGATATGCTGCAACTGAATATTGGTCAGTGAATGCTTGTGATACTTTTTGTTGTTCGGAAAGAATAAACTCTTCAGATATGAAATGAAGTGTGTAAACTTCACTTGCCATATTAGTATTTGTTCTATTCGTTTGCTTGTATATTCTAAAAGTTTTTTCAATGATTGCTTCGTCTGATTCTACATCTTTTGAAATCTTAATGTAAATGGTTTCGGAACCATCAAACAAAAACATATCAGAAAGACCTAATGCATCACGAATAACTATGTTACCAGACAAACAAGGTGTAAAAATACTATCGAAAAGATTTATCTCTTCGTAAATGAATCGAACATCTATACTAGGAACTGAAATGTTCTTTGTGTATATTTTTAGTTCGTTGATTACAAATTGAGTTGACTGAACTATAGTCGAATCGCTCATGTGATTCTTTCCCTGAATTCTCTTTCAACATCATTAACAAAATCAGGCTTCAGAATTTTAATTAATCTCTTTTTCTCGTTAGTTTCTTCTTCATATTGATAATAAGTTTTTATAGACTTTTCTGCATCTATTCTTATGACACTACCGTCTTCTAGTGTATATGTGTTGGTCACATAGGTTTGTGTGTTGGCATAAACTGAGGCGTCTATTTCAATAACATTCTCTGTTATTTTTTGTTTTAACTTTTCATCATATTGTTTAATTGTTAAATAATATGCATACACTGTATCATTTGCCCAATTGGTTCCAGTTTGTCCAATTTGTGAATTTGCACGGTCGGCATATTTTTTATTTAAAAATTGCGTGAATGTTCTAGTGCTTAGAGGCCAATCAAATTGAGGATGCATGATATTGTTGAAGTTCAATATAATCCAATGTTTCTCTGATGACCCGTATAATTTGTTTGCAATATTTTCTGGAGTCTCTCCATCTTTAATTCTATAATCGTAATATACAGCAGTATTATTTTTAAATGCTTCATTAAATGTAAATCTAGAAACAAGATTCGTAACAACATCAACACTCTTAGCATTGTTTTCTAGTGTGTAATAAGTCTTAGGAAAATACTTGAAATATTTTGCCATTATAGTGTGTTCCCCTTGTTACCAGGTAATTTACTGTAATCGAATTTTGTAAGAATTGCAGTTTCCTTGAAGGTTAATGACAGACGAATACCTACTGGCATACCTGTACCACCCAATGTAGGTTTCCCATTGGTCGTTTCTGTCTCATATGCAGAAAATTGTCCATTAGGTGCATAATCAGTATCGATTCCCTGAAGCACACATGTAGTAAGTTTTGGTATGTTTGGATTCTCATAGCCATTATAGTAGAACTTGATATCAAATTCTGATGGCGGAACTAAATACAATGCTCCCACTCCACCTATATTACCTTGTCCAAGAATTTCTGGTGCTTGATGAAATCTTAGTCGATTTATAATTTGTTGTACTTGTTGTGCTTCTTTTTCACTTCTTGGATATAACAAAAATTCGAATCTAAATGTTCTGAATTCTGGTGATGTATATAACAGTTCAAGTTGTGGATTGTTAACGGTTCCAAAAAATGCAGCACCAGCGGCCAAACCAGCATCACCAAATGTACCTTCAACCAATCGACGAATCGCAAATGGTGCAAGATTTTTAAGTGAATCGACTGTCATAGAACCAAGTGATTGATTTTGACGCAATGACTGTTGTATTGAATCGCCTGCTGCTGCAATCACAGGAAACAAACCTTGATTGATTTGTAAGTCAGAATAGTTTTGATTATAACTAAACTGCAAAGTGTCTGGCATATATAAAGCAATAGAGTCAGTAGTTCTTTTAATGGTTCTAAGAAAACTGTTCTTTTGTAATTGTTTTGTTACTTGACTATATTTTGATGTATAACTACTTTGATGTATAGGAGGAACTGGGTCACTGAATGTTGTACCCTCTATTCTACCTGAACCTGTTTGTTGTCCAAATAGCTGTTGAGCAATAGCTCCAGCAGAACCAAACGCAGAAGGAATTGAACTAGTGGATATTCCAAGTTCTTCACGTATAGAATTACCTCGACGTTCTACATCGGATAGCGGGTCACTCGCATCATTGTTGGTTTGATATTGAGTTTTGATTTGTTTGTTAATGTGAATCACCATGTAATGACCTTTGTCACTAGCACCCACATCAATTGGAAATCTAAACGAATTCAAATTATATTGAGAGTCTTCGGTGATATTTAAATCTCCATAGTTGTCCCTCGATAACTCATCAAATGGAGAATTTTCATTTATTTTTATGTTTGTAAGATTGAATAGTCCCATTGCAGTCCTTTAGTAAACATATATATTTATATGGCATATGGAAGTAAATTTTATCAAGGTTTATTTAAACCAAAGAATCGAGAAAAATACAGAGGCGACCCAGACAATGTGGTTTACCGTTCTTCTTGGGAATTAAAAGCAATGAAGTGGTTTGATGAACATCCTCAAGTATTGTGGTGGTCGTCTGAAGAATTAATTATTCCTTATGTGAGTCCTGTAGACAATAGACCTCATAGATACTTTCCTGATTTTATTGCTCAAATGAAACAATCAAATGGCTCTGTAATGACTTATGTAATAGAAGTGAAACCTGAGGCACAAACTAAGATGCCTGTAAAGAGAAAAAGAACTCAAAGATATATTTCTGAAGCTGTAACCTATGCTGTTAATCAGGAGAAGTGGCGTGCTGCTGATGTCTTTTGTCAAGAACATGGCTGGAAGTTCATAATCCTAACAGAGAAGGAATTAGGTATCTGAATCATCCGGGTACACCTGTACTTATAAAACATATGAACCGGTTCCAGGCAAATGTAGGAATTTTTAAAGAAAAGCGCATAAATAATACATGGCATATTTAATTGATAGACTGAACGCACAGTTCAAAAAGACCGGAAGAAAAATTGGCTCTAGAAGAGCACGTGACTGGATACGCCAAAAGGTACAGAATTTAATAAACCCTCGAAGAGGTTTAATGGATGACCCTGATAGATTGGGTAGAACACCTTTTATAGGACACATGTACTTTTACTATTATGACCCAAAAACAAAAGATACTCTCCCATACTACGATAAGTTTCCTTTGGTCATTCCAATCGAACAATATCCTGACGGATTTTTAGGTTTGAATCTACACTACATTCACCCAAAACAGAGATTGTTGTTATTGGATGCATTAAGCGAATATGCTACCAACAGTAGGTATGATATTACTACTAGATTAAGACTGAGTTACGATTTGTTATCAAGAGCATCAAAACACCCACAGATAAATGCTTGTATCAAGAGATATTTATATTCTCATGTTAAATCACAGTTCATGGAAATTACTGCGGATGAGTGGGATATTGCAGTATTGTTACCAGCAGAGAATTTTGTTGGTGCAACTAAACATAAAGTATTTTCAGACTCTAGGAAAAGATAATGTCATTTTCACCAAGTTTCTTTTTATCTAACGTAAACGCAAAAGCTGGATTGGCAAGAACCAATCGCTTTGAGGTGATTATACCT